ATGACTGTAGAACCAAACAGGATGGCATCGCACGAGGCGGATATGCCCTCGACCTGGACAGAGCGCGGGCTGAGATCGGGTGCAAGCTGGATCGCTTGCGCAGATGTGGACGTCCAACAGCAATTTCTGAGTGAATTGGAAGAGGGGGAGCTGATGGCGCTCCCTTATCTATTCGATTTCTGGGCGCTGGATCATCAGCTGCCGCCCGAAGGCGCATGGCGGACATGGGTCGTCCTTGGAGGGCGAGGTGCCGGTAAGACCCGCGCAGGTGCCGAATGGGTCCGTTCCATAGTTGAGGGTGCCAAACCATTAGACGAGGGTGCGTGTCGGCGCGTCGCCTTGGTGGGCGAGACTATTGATCAGGTCCGCGAGGTTATGGTGTTCGGTGACAGTGGCATCATTGCCTGTTCTCCCCCTGACAGAAAACCGGTCTGGGAGGCGGGCCGCAAGCGGCTGGTCTGGCCCAATGGCGCGATTGCGACGGTGCATACGGCGCATGATCCCGAAGGTCTGAGGGGGCCGCAGTTCGATGCAGCTTGGGTGGATGAGCTGGCAAAGTGGAAACGCGGGCAGGAAACGTGGGACCAATTGCAGTTTGCGTTGCGGTTGGGGGATGATCCCCGGGTTTGCGTAACAACGACGCCGCGAAACGTGGATGTGTTGAAGCGTGTGCTGGCATCCCCGTCTACGTTACAAACACATGCGCCGACGCAGGCGAACGCGGCCCATCTGGCGTCCTCTTTTTTGGAGGAAGTACAGGCCCGTTATCAAGGGACACGTTTGGGGCGGCAGGAGTTGGACGGCGTGTTGCTGGCGGATGCGGAAGGGGCGCTTTGGACCTCTGAGGCGTTGGAAGACGGGCGTGTTGACGCCTTGCCAGCGTTTGACCGGATCGTCGTGGGGCTTGATCCCGCTGCATCTACCGGATCGGCTGCCGATGAATGCGGTATCGTTGTGGTCGGAGCGGTGACACAAGGCCCGGTCCAGGACTGGCGGGCAGTCGTGCTAGCCGATTGCACCGTGCGGGGGGCGACCCCGTCAGGCTGGGCCAAAGCAGCAATTGCAGCCATGGAGCAGTATGGTGCGGACAGGCTGGTGGCAGAGGTCAATCAAGGCGGGGCTATGGTCGGCGAGGTCTTGCGGCAGGTGGACCCCATGGTGCCAATCAAGTCGGTACATGCATCCAAAGGCAAGGTGGCAAGGGCAGAGCCAGTGGCCGCGCTGTATGAGCAGGGACGCGTGAGCCATGTGCGCGGACTGGATGTGCTGGAGGACCAGATGTGTCGGATGACGGCGCGCGGGTATGAAGGCGGCGGTAGTCCTGACCGTGTGGATGCGCTGGTCTGGGCGCTACACGAGTTAATGATCGAGCCGGCGGCGAAATGGCGGCGTCCTGCAGTGCGGTCGCTCTGACGCGCGGTCTGAATTGAAACAATAGTGGGTCGTGTGCCGAAGGGTGTGCGGCCCTTTTTTCTTTTATGTGGGGTTCAGGGCGTGTTGCGCGACCATGCGTTCGGTGGGGTCGCATGGAATTAAACACTTTGAGGCAAATTGTACTCAAGACGGATGGGTTAAGAGGAGTTGATGCTGATGTTCGATTTTCTGCGACGGGGGACGGCGGCGGGGTCTGTGCCTGATGCAAAAACTGCTGAAACGGTGTTTTCGCAAAAAGCATCGGCTACCGGACCGGTCGTTGCCTATCAGACAAGCGGGCGTATCGCCTGGAGCCCACGTGACGCGGTGAGCCTGACGAAGACCGGCTTTTGCGGCAATCCGGTTGGGTTCCGTTCGGTCAAACTAATTGCGGAGGCGGCGGCGGCTCTCCCACTGGTCGTGCAGGACTGTGAGCGTCGCTATGATGCGCATCCGGTGGTTTCTTTGCTGGCCCGTCCGAATGGCGCACAGGGGCGTGCAGAACTGCTGGAAGCGCTATACGCGCAGATCCTGCTAAGCGGAAACGGATATGTCGAAGCGGTGGGCGATGGCGTACCGCAGGAGCTGCATGTGCTGCGATCGGACCGGATGTCAGTCGTCCCCGGTGCGGATGGCTGGCCGGTGGCGTATGAGTACGCGGTGGGCGGGCGCAAACATCGTTTCGCGGTAGGAGACGGCAAGTCGCCGGTCTGCCACTTCAAAAGCTTCCATCCGCAGGACGACCACTATGGTTTTGCGCCGATGCAGGCGGCGGCGATGGCAATGGACGTGCACAATGCGGCGTCGCGTTGGTCAAAAGCTTTGTTGGACAATGCGGCAAGGCCATCGGGGGCAATCACCTATAAAGGGGCTGAGGGGCAGGCACATCTGAGCGCGGATCAGTACGAGCGACTGGTCGCGGAGATGGAGAGCCATCATCAGGGAGCACGCAATGCAGGGCGGCCGATGCTTCTGGAAGGAGGGCTGGACTGGAAGCCGATGGGTTTCTCGCCCTCGGACATGGAGTTCCAGAAGACCAAGGAAGCCGCAGCGCGGGAAATTGCGCTGGCCTACGGGGTGCCGCCCATGCTGCTGGGTATTCAGGGTGATGCGACTTACGCAAATTATCAGGAGGCGCATCGCGCGTTCTACCGGTTGACGGTCCTGCCGCTGGCGACGCGAGTGACAGCAACGCTAGCCAGCTGGATTTCAGGGTTTACCGGTGACGAGGTCGACGTGAAGCCCGATCTCGATCAGGTTCCTGCCTTGCAGGCGGAGCGTGACGCACAGTGGCAGCGGGTGGCAAGCGCCACGTTCTTGAGCGAGGCGGAAAAGCGCAGTCTGCTGGGATTGCCGGCGGTGGCCGTTGATGAGTGATCCATCCGTATACGAGCGATTTGATTGCGCCCCTGGACTAAAGTTGCAGGCCCACGAGCGGGTGACGGCGATCCACCATGAAAACATCACCAGACGGATGGACCGTCTGGAAGAGATGATGGAGCGGATGGAACGTCGGCTTTGGCTCACGGTTTATGGGGTGGTTGCGGTGATCCTGTCGCAGGCGGTTCAGGGTTTTCTGGTGGTCACGCCTTAGGTCGGACCAAATATCAAGGAGTTAAGTCATGGGATATGACGTGAACGGCTTCAGCTTTGCGCTGAAGAACGGGGAAGCTGTGTCTGGTGGGATACCGGTGCTGGAGCGCAAGTTCGTGGCTATCGAGGCGGTTGAGGTTGTCGACGGCGGCACCGAAATCAGCGGTTATGCGAGCCTGTTTGGCGCGGTCGATCAGGGCGGCGATGTGGTCGAAAGCGGCGCTTACGGCGCGTCGCTCAAGGCTGTTGCTGCCGCGGGGCGCAACATCAAGATGCTGTGGCAGCACGATCCAGCGCAACCGATCGGCGTATGGGACGAAGTGCGTGAAGACGCGAAGGGGCTATTCGTCAAAGGTCGCATTCTTGACAGTGTCGAGAAGGGGCGTGAGGCGGCGTCGCTTATTGCGGCGGGGGCGATCGATGGTCTGTCCATCGGTTACCGCACGGTGAAAGCAACAAAAAATACCAAGGGCCAGCGGCTCTTGTCGGAACTGGAGCTTTGGGAGGTGTCACTGGTGACCTTTCCGATGCTGCCCAGTGCGCGGGTGGCGGCGAAGGGCGATTTTGTCCACGTCGGTGACATCTTGCGCGACATGGCGGCGACCTTTGAAGGGGCGCGGCACAGGATGGCGCGGCGGGAGCTTGCGCCGGAGTAAGCAGCAAATTCGGGAGTGACGGATGAGCAATACGGAAACGGGGAGTCTTTCCCCGGCTGAGGAAGTGCGCGTGGCGGTGACGGGATTTGTCACTGACTTCAAAGGCTTTCAGGCTGAAATTGAGACAAAACTTCAACAAACAGAAGAGCGGATGACCATGCTGGATCGAAAAATGAATTTGCCTGCGCGTACACCACTGGGTGGAGCCACTGATGCGAGTGCCCCCCATCAAAAGGCGTTTAATAAGTACCTGCGCAATGGCGATGATGATGGCCTGCGCGGTCTGGAGCTGGAGGGCAAATCACTGTCCACTGCTGTGAATTCCGATGGCGGCTATCTGGTTGATCCACAAACGAGTGCCACGGTGCAGTCGGTGCTGAATTCGACTGCTTCGATCCGAGCGATTGCGAGCGTTGTGCAGGTTGAGGCCACGTCCTACGACGTGCTGGTGGATCACACCGATGTCGGTGCTGGCTGGGCCACAGAGAGTGGTTCAGTCGCTGAGACGGATACGCCGCAGATCGACCGCATCACTATTGGTCTGCACGAATTGAGCGCGCTGCCCAAAGCCTCTCAGCGTCTGCTGGATGACAGTGCATTTGACATTGAGAGCTGGCTTGCGGGGCGCATAGCCGACAAATTTGCGCGGGCCGAAGCATCCGCATTTGTGAACGGTGATGGGATCGACAAGCCCAAGGGCTTTCTGACCCATCCGGCGGTCGACAATGACGTCTGGACCTGGGGCAATCTTGGGTATGTGCCGACGGAAGTTGATGGCGAAGTGACGCCGGATGCGATTGTCGAGTTGGTTTATTCGCTGGGTGCGCAGTACCGCGCCAATGGTGCGTTCGTCATGAACTCTAAAACAGCGGGCCGCGTGCGCAAGCTGACCGATGCGGACGGGCGTTTCCTGTGGTCGGACGGTCTGGCGGCGGGCGAACCTGCGATGCTGATGGGCTATCCGGTGCTTGTCGCCGAGGACATGCCGGATGCGAGTAGTGACAGTTTCTCCATCGCGTTTGGTGATTTCCGCGCCGGTTATACGGTGGCTGAACGCCCCGACCTGCGTATCCTGCGCGATCCGTTTAGCGCCAAGCCTCATGTGTTGTTCTATGCGACCAAGCGTGTGGGCGGCGATGTGTCTGATTTTGCGGCCATCAAGCTGCTGAAATTCGGCGTGGCCTAATTGTCATGACCGGAGCAGGGGCCGGGGCAACCTGATCCCGCTTCGGACGCGCGACCGGAGATGCCTGCTTTGCCTAGCTGCTCCCCTCTGACCGAGCAGGGCAGGTGGCCGCGCGTCCGTGTTCACAACCGAGCCCAAGCGAACGAGGGACGAATTTTGGAGTTGTCCATGATGTTGATCGAAGAAACACCCATTTCCGACGCGGGCCTGCCCGTCGAAGCGTTCAAGGCTCACCTGCGGTTGGGCAGTGGCTTTGGTCCGGGTGACATACAGGATGGGGTGCTGGTGTCTTTCCTGAGGGCTGCCGTGGCAGCGGTTGAAGGGCGTACCGGCAAGATTTTGTTGCGGCGGACGTTTTCGCAATCGTTGACGGAATGGCGTTCGTGCGAGAGCCAGCCTTTTGTCGTGGCTCCGGTTGCAGGCGTCGTTACTGTCGAGAAAATCGCACGCGATGGACAACGCACCGTGATTGATCCGGCGACCTATTGGGTCGAACGTGACATGCAGATGCCGAAGCTGCGCACCGCTGGAAGCATGCTGCCTGCTGTCCCCGAAGGTGGGTCAGTCGTGATTACCTTTGAGGCGGGATTTGATGCCGCTTGGGATGGTGTTCCAGCAGATTTGCGTCAGGCGGTGCTGATGCTTGCCGCGCACTACTACGAATATCGCAACGATACCGGGCTGAGCACGGGCTGCATGCCGTTTGGCGTTACCAGCCTGATTGAGCGCTACAAACACATCCGTATTGGAACGGGAGCGGGCAGATGAGTATCCCGCAGTTAAATCATGCATTGCTGCTTGAAGCACCAGAGACGGTGAGCGACGGGGCGGGCGGCTATGTTGAGGGGTGGGTGGTGTTGGGCACCCTTTGGGCGGAGATCACCGCGAGAACCGGCCGTGAAGCTGCCCGCATTGGCGCACCGGTCACAAGGGTGAACTACAAAATTGTGGTGCGGGGTGCCCCCTTTGGCACGCCGGAGCGGCCTAGCGCAAACCAGCGGTTTCGTATGGGTGCCCGTATTTTCACAATCGATGCTGTGACGGAGCGGGACCCGCAGGGCCGTTACCTGACTTGTTACGCCAAAGAGGAGCAGGTGGTATGACTTTTGCTTTGTCCGGACCGCTACAGACAGCGGTATTCGAGGCTTTGTCGGGGGACAGCGTACTCGTCATGATCGTTGGGACGGCAATTTATGACGCTGTGCCAACCGGGGCGTTGCCGCCAATCTACGTGCGGTTAGGCGGTGAAGACGCCACCGATGCCTCTGACGGAAGCGGGGCGGGGGCAGTGCACAAATTTACCGTCTCTGTGATCACCACCAATGCAGGGTTTGCACAAGCGAAGGCTGCGGCTGCCGCGATCAGTGACATTCTTCACGACGGTAATTTGACGCTAAGCCGCGGTAGGTTAGTGAGCATGCGCTTCGAGAAGGCCCGCGCAGCGCGCGTGGAGGCGGCAGCCACAAGGCAGATCGATCTGCGCTTTGCAGCGCGGGTGCAGGACGACTGAGGTTTCAAGGTAATTTGAGGAGAGACGATATGGCTGTTCAGGCAGGCAAGGACCTTTTGGTCAAAGTAGATATGACCAGCGACCGGCAGTTCGAGACAATTGCAGGATTGCGGGCAACGAGGGTGAGTTTCAATGCGGAAGCCGTCGATGTGACTACGTTGGACAGTGAAGGCGGTTGGCGTGAGTTGCTGGCGGGTGCCGGTGTGCGTTCGTGTAGCATCTCTGGGTCGGGTGTGTTTCGGGATGCAGGTACGGATGAACGGGCACGGCAGTTGTTCTTTGACGGGCTAACGCCGGATTTTCAGATCGTGATCCCTGAGTTCGGCGTCGTCGAGGGGCCGTTTCAGGTCACGTCGCTTGAGTATGCGGGGCAGCTGAACGGTGAGGCGACTTATGAGCTGAGTCTTCAGTCGGCCGGTATCCTGATCTTTACGCCCGATCTGGTGGTTTGAGCATGGCGAACCGCTGGCGAGGGGACGTGGCACTGGTCGTAGATGGTAAGCCTTGCGTGGCACGGTTGACCTTGGGGGCTTTGGCAGAGCTTGAAGAGGGGCTTTGTGAGAGTTCCCTTGTCGGACTTGTCGAGCGGTTTGAGGCGAGCCGGTTCTCCAGTCGGGACGTGGTCGCGTTACTGGGCGCGGGTCTGCGCGGCGGCGGGTTGCAGATGACCGATGCAGAGATCGCAGCAGCGCAGATTGACGGGGGCCCTATGGGCGCGGCCAAAGCGGCGGCGGAGTTGTTGGCGCGGGCTTTTGTGGTGCCGAAGTGAGTGGTGGTGTGAGCGGACTGGATTGGCCTGCACTAATGCGTGTGGGCTTCCATGGGCTAGGCCTAAAGCCCGATGCGTTCTGGGCGCTCACGCCGGTGGAGTTGCAGGTGATGCTCGGCAGCACAGGTGCCGACAAACCGATGTTGAGCGATGGGTTGGCGGCGCTGATGGCGGCCTATCCGGACAAGGAAAAGGGGACAGCTGATGGCTGATTTCGATGACTATGGCGGGCTTGAAGGACATGCAGAGGATTTGAACGCGACGCTTGCGACCACGGGGGCGCTTGTATCCGGATTTGATACCGAGTTGCGGCGCATGTCTACGTCGTTGGCGGCAACGGGCAAGGATATGCAGACGCTGGAAAAGGGGTTGAGCAAGGGCTTGCGGCGGGCGTTCGACGGGGTGGTTTTTGACGGCATGAAGATGTCGGATGCGCTCAAGACCGTGGCGCAATCGTTGGCAAATACCACTTACAACGCGGCGATGAAGCCTGTCACAGATCATGTTGGTGGATTGATCAGCCAGGGTGTCGGGTCACTCGTGCAGGGCATTCTGCCTTTTGCCGACGGAGCCCCGTTTAGCCAAGGCAAGGTGATGCCGTTTGCCCAAGGGGGCGTGGTCAGCGGTGCGACGACATTTCCGATGCGCGGAGGTACCGGCCTGATGGGGGAAGCGGGGCCGGAAGCTATCATGCCATTGGCACGCGGACCGGACGGTAAGTTGGGGGTGCGCGGCGGGGGCGGCGGTGGTGCGCCGCAAGTGGTGATGAACATTACCACGCCCGATGTGCAGGGGTTTCAACGCTCGCAAAGCCAGATCGCGGCACAGATGAGCCGCGCTTTGTCTTCGGGCAACCGCAATCGTTAATTTTCTAAAAGGGTCAGGAGCAGGTCGATGGCATTTCACGAGGTAAGATTTCCTCCAACGCTGAGCTTTGGTTCGGTCGGAGGGCCGCAGCGGCGCACGGACGTGGTGACGCTGGCGAACGGGTTCGAGGAGCGTAACACGCCTTGGGCGCATTCGCGGCGGAGCTATGATGCTGGGCTTGGCATGCGGTCTATTGATGACCTGCAAGTGCTGATCGGTTTTTTCGAGGCGCGTCTGGGACAGATGCATGGATTTCGCTGGAAGGACTGGGCTGACTACAAATCCGGCCGCGCCACGCTTGATCCGGTCTTTGATGATCAGAGCATTGGCTATGGCAACGGTGTGGATCGTGATTTCCAGATCATGAAGACCTACCGGTCGGGTGAGCAGATGTACCGGCGGCCGATCAAGAAACCTGTTGCCGGGTCGGTGAAAGTGGGTGTGGAACAGGACGAATTGCAAGAAGGGCTGGATTATGAGGTGAATGCCAATACGGGCATTATCACCTTTGCGCATCCGCCTGACCCGGACATGGAGATCTACGCGGGTTACGAATTTGATGTGCCTGTCCGGTTCGATACAGACCGCATTCTGACCAGCGTCGAGAGCTTTCAGGCAGGCCAAGTGCCATCGGTACCGGTAATCGAGGTGCGCATCTGATGGCGGGGATTGATCCAGCGCTACAGGCGCATCTTGAAGGCGGACTGACCACTGTTTGTCATGCGTGGAAGATCACCCGAAAGGACGGGGTCTGTCTGGCTTTTACTGACCACGATTTGCCGCTGACCTTTGAAGGGGTGGCGTTCCGAGCTGATGCGGGGCTGAGCGCACGTGCGATTGCCCAGACCACGGGCCTGTCGGTGGATAACACGGAGGCCGTCGGTGCATTGAGTGATGCGTCAATCCGTGAAGACGAGATCGAGCAGGGCCGCTTTGACGGAGCTGAGGTGCAGGCCTGGTTGGTTAACTGGGCAGATGTGTCGCAACGCTGGTTGCAGTTCCGTGGCACTATCGGCGAGATGAAGCGCGCAGGGGGGGCATTTCGCGCCGAGCTTCGTGGCTTGACCGAGGTGCTGAACAGGACTTTGGGGCGGGTCTATCAAAAGCCATGCACGGCTGTGCTGGGGGATAAGCAATGTCGGTTTAATGCAGGCCTTCCAGGGTATTCGATCACGCTTGCGGTGGATATCGAGGACCGGGGCAGATCGTTCATTTGGGATGCGCTGCCCGGCTTTGATCCAGAATTCTTTATTCGCGGACGGCTGGAAGTGCTGAACGGTACGGCGGCTGGTTTGTTCGGGTTGATCAAACACGATCGTACGAAAGGCAAGAAGCGGGTGATCGAGCTTTGGGAACCGATCAAGGGAAATGTGAGCACAGGTACGCAAGTGAGGCTGCTTGCGGGTTGCAACAAGCAGATGGAAACCTGTCGTTTGAAGTTTGACAACTTGCTCAATTTTCAAGGCTTCCCGGATTTGCCCGGCGAAGATTGGGTTGTTGCTGTGCCCAAGTCCACCGGTCCCAACTCTGGTGGGTCGCTGAGATGAATAGCGCCAAGATTATTACGTCGGCGAGAGGCTGGATCGGTACACCTTACGTGCATCAAAGCTCTGCAAAGGGGGCAGGTTGCGACTGTCTGGGGCTGCTGCGCGGTATATGGCGGGAGGTTTTGGGTGCCGAGCCCGAAGCCACACCGGCCTATTCGATGGATTGGTCGGAGCCACAGGGAGAAGAACGGCTCTGGGCAGCGGCCCGGCGTCATCTGATCGGCAAGCCCAAAGACGATGAAGCGGCCGGTGATGTGATCCTGTTTCGTATGCGGGACCGCGCGGTGGCGAAACATTTGGGGGTGCAGGCCGTTGTCGGTGAGGCGGCATCTTTTGTGCACGCCTATACAGGCCACGGTGTCGTTGAGAGCCCGCTCAGCACCCCTTGGCGGCGGCGTATTGCTGCCCGTTTTCAATTTCCTAAAGGAGTCTAACCCATGGCAACGGTCCTATTCTCGGTCGCAGGCGCGGCTCTCGGTGGCTCTGTGGGCGGCACGCTTGCGGGTCTGTCTTCGGTAGCGATTGGCCGCGCAGTCGGGGCTACTTTGGGCCGTGCAATTGACCAGCGTCTGCTGGGGCAGGGTGGAGAGGCGATCGAGACGGGTAAGGTCGACCGCTTCAGATTGACCAGTGCAGGTGAAGGTGATCCGATCGCGCAGACCTACGGTCGGATGCGACTGGGCGGTCATGTTATCTGGGCATCGGACTTCGAAGAAAGCACCACCACCACCGGAGGGGGGAAGGGTAGCAGGTCACAGCCGACCACGACACAATTCAGTTATACTGTCAGCCTTGCTATCGCGGTCTGCGAAGGTGAGGTCACGCGGATCGGACGCGTGTGGGCGGATGGTGAGGAGGTTGCTCGCGATGATCTCAATATGAGTGTGTACACCGGCACGATGGATCAGCTTCCCGATCCGGTAATGGAAGCGATTGAGGGACAGGGCCGCGTTCCAGCATATCGCGGCACAGCATATGTTGTGATGGAGCACCTCAGCCTTGCGGCCTTTGGCAACCGTGTTCCGCAATTCTCGTTCGAGGTATTGCGACCCGAGCAACCTGGTGTTGACGGATGGGAGGACACTCCGGCCTTTGGTATTGAGGGGGTGGCATTGATCCCCGGGACAGGCGAATACGCGCTTGCGACTTCGCCGATAAATTTCGAGGAAAAGACAGGCGCGTTTCAAAGCGCGAACATCTCCACCCCGGCAGGCAAGACCGACTTCAAGGTTGCCACCGAAGCCATGTGTGAAGAGCTCCCTAATCTGCAGGCGGTCTCCATGGTGGTTTCATGGTTCGGGGACGACTTGCGCTGCGGTGAATGTACCATTCGGCCAAAGGTAGAAAGCATTGGTTTGGACTCTGCCGAGATGCCATGGAGGGTGTCTGGATTGCCGCGCGGTCTAGCGCATGTGATTGCGCAAGATGAGGGGCGACCAGTTTACGGGGGCACGCCGACCGATCAATCTGTTATCGAAGCGATCCGAGAATTGAAGATCGCAGGCAAGGCGGTGATGTTTTATCCGTTTATTCTGATGGATCAATTCACCGACAATGGCTTGCCCGACCCCTACAGTGATGCGGAAAACCAACCCGATTTACCATGGCGCGGGCGGATCACTCTGTCTAAAGCACCGGGCCAACCAGGAACCCCAGACAGGAGCGCACTGGCGAGCACCGAGATTGACGCCTTCTTTGGTAGTGCGACTGCCGAGAGCTTTGTGATTATTGAAGACCAGATCGTTTATCTGAACGACTGGGGCGGTGAGGATGCGATCATTGTTGAAGACGAGACTGACAGTGAAGATGAAGACGGTGGCGAAGGTTCGGAAAATGGGGAAGTTGTAGGCGGGTCGGAAACCACGGAGGAGACCGGAGGCGAAGGCGAAGACGCGCCTTTCAGCTCCAGTGGCGAAGGTGAAGCCGGGGAGCCAGAGACCGGCGGAGAAGGCGGTGAGGGTGCTGAGAGTGGCACCCCAAAGCGAAGACTCGACCGCACCAAGTTTGTAGACGAACGCGAGAACTGGACGTTCACCCGCTTTATTCTGCACAATGCGATCCTGTGCCAGCAAGCAGGCGGGGTTGAAGCCTTCTGCATTGGATCGGAGATGCGGGGGTTAACGCAGCTTCGGGGCGCGGGTGACGTATTTGTTGCGGTTCAACGACTACGAGCTTTGGCAAGCGAAGTCCGCACTATATTGGGACCGGACACAAAGATCAGCTATGCGGCGGATTGGTCTGAATATTTCGGCTACCAACCGCAGGACGGATCGAACGACAGGTATTTCCACCTCGATCCGCTTTGGGGTGATCCCAACATCGATTTCATCGGCATCGACAATTACATGCCGCTCGCTGATTGGCGGGATGAAGCAGGCCATCTTGACGGGGAAGACTGGGACTCGACCTACAATCTTGAGTACCTCAAGAGCAATATTGAGGGCGGAGAGGGATACGACTGGTATTACCATTCACCCGAAGCGCGTGCCGCGCAGATCAGGACAGGCATCACGGATGATGCGCATCTCGAGCCTTGGGTGTACCGCTACAAGGACGTTCAGGGCTGGTGGGCGCATTTTCACCATGACCGCGTAAATGATGTTCGTGCGGCACAGCCAACTTCATGGGAGCCGATGTCAAAACCCATATGGTTTACGGAGTACGGCTGCGCCGCGATAAACAAGGGTGCGAACCAGCCTAACAAGTTTCTGGACCGTAAGAGCTCTGAAAGCAAATTACCCTATCATTCAACCGGTGCACGCGACGAGTTGATGCAAATGCAATACCTGCGTGCCATGAGCGATTATTGGAAAGATCCCGCGCATAATCCGGTCTCTACCGAATACGAAGGGCGTATGCTGGATATGTCTCGGGCCTTTGTCTGGGCGTTCGACACGCGGCCTTATCCCGCATTCCCCAATAATGTCGCCAAGTGGAGCGATGGTGAAAATTACACTCGGGGCCACTGGATCAACGGCCGGACGGCCGGACGGACGCTTGCCTCTGTGGTGACTGAGATTTGTACCCGCGCTGGGCTGAAAGCCTTTAGCACTGAGGGGTTGTATGGCTATGTTCGTGGCTACGCTGTCGAACAGGTCGCGGATGCACGTACAGCGTTACAACCTTTGATGATCCGCTACGGCTTTGATGCGATTGAGCGCGACGGTTTGCTACAATTCCGCATGCGCGATGGCGTGAAGGCTGTAACGCTTGACCCTGATCGTCTGGCCGTCAGTCAGGAACTGGATGGTGTCGCCGAGCAGAGCCGGGAAGCCGAAGCTGAGATATCCGGCCGGATGCGGTTGCGTTTTGTTCAGGCAGACGCTGATTTTGATGTGATTGCGGAAGAAGCTGTGCTTGCTGACGACGCCACCCATGCTGTTTCAGGGTCAGAGGTCAATCTGGCGTTGACGCGTGGGGAGGGACGTCAGATTGCGGAACGCTGGTTGACCGAAGCACGGGTTGCGCGCGACACAGTCCGTCTGGCCCTGCCGCCCTCAAAGATGGAATTGGGCGCAGGCGATGTATTCGAGTTGCCTGGGGACGGGCATGAACGCGCGGCACTCTACCGGATCGACCGGGTGGAACAATCGGACGTCCAGTTGATCGAAGGCGTGAGGATAGAGCCGGAGGTTTACGATCTTGCGGATATCTATGACGAGGTTGTGCAAGCGCGGGCATTTGTTGCGCCGACGCCTGTTGTCTCACATTTTCTCGACCTGCCTTTGCTGAGGGGAGATGAGGTTCCCCATGCCCCTCACATCGCGGCAACAGCCAGACCGTGGCCCGGACCAGCAGCATTGTTTCAATCCACCACTGACGCGAACTATCAACTGAACAAGGTGATTGCCTCACGCGCGACGGTTGGCGTTAGTCTGCGTACCATGCCTTCTGCCTGTGCTGGAGTGATTGACCGCGGAGATGTTCTGGAGGTGGAGTTGATAAGCGGTGAACTTTCATCCGTTACTGAGGAGGCGTTGCTCTCGGGCGCAAATCTTGCAGCAATCGGGGATGGCAGTGCCGATAACTGGGAGGTCTTCCAATTCGCCAAAGCCGAATTGGTGGGGCCGCGCACCTATTGGGTGTCTAACCGGCTAAGAGGTCAGGGGGGGTCAGACGCGTTGATGCCCGGTGAATGGCCAGCGGGATCGAAATTCGTGCTGCTTGACGGGGTGCCATCGCAGATCGAACTGAGCCCCAACCTGAGGCGGGTTGCACAGTATTTCCGGATCGGTCCGGCGATGCGAGGCTTGGATGATCCGTCATACCGCGAGATTGTGCAGGCTTTTGATGGAAACGGTTTGCGGCCTTACAGCCCATCGCATCTTAAGGCCGTGAAACGTCCGACTGGCCAATTCGACATGAGCTGGATCAGAAGGACGCGGATCAATGGCGACAACTGGGATGTGCCCGAAGTGCCACTTGGAGAAGAAAGCGAAAGCTATCTGGTGCGTGTTTTTGACGGAACTGCGCTGAAGCGGGAAGTTTTGGTTGGTACACCTTCATGGCAATACACGGCGGGCATGCAGGCGGAAGACGGGATCGGTGCTTCGTTTGATTTGGCCGTGGCGCAGGTTTCAGCAACCTATGGGGCTGGTCTGGTTCAACGGCTTCGCGTGAACGTTTGA